AGAAGACTCGTCAACAACCACAGTATTTAAACTGCGACATAAATCTTGAAAATTTGATTCTGAAGTATCTTGCGTCGGAACTCTGTTATATAACACTTCTTTTGCAAGTTGAAATAACTGTCCTATATTTGTTTTATAATCTGGTGATGATTCAGGTATTTCAAACGTGTTTAAATTAAACTCTAAAGCTCCATAAGATTTTGTTAAGTATGATAATCTAACTGCATTTTTGTTGAAAACCATCAACCCTATCTGTGCTGATTTATTATTTGATTCTTTTAAAATCGAACGAACAACGTTAGTTACTAATAGTTTTGTATCATCAATTGTTAGCAATTGCGATCTACTTGCATCCAACATTATCATCATATCATAACATTGAAAATTTGATTCGTCGGTTGTTCCATCGTTTAATAAACCACTACAAAAACTTCTCAATTCTTTGTATCCATATCTAACAACATAGTATGGCGAAATTTGATCGTTTGCTTTACCAGATGTTTCATCTTTTCTTAACGATGTTCTAAAATATGTATATCTTCTTCCTGTCTTTAAAACGAAACGAGAACCATTACCAGTTTTCCAATAACCATCTCCCCATCCAACAGGATTGTCATCGTTATAATTTCCTTTTATTTGATAGAATGCAAACTGTGGACTTTCATCGTAATTAAATCCTCTGGTATCTTTCCAAGTTTTAAGTGTAAAATTATCAGCTAAACCTTGGGGGTCGGCAAATAGATAATCTGCCATTCCATTATAATCTGTTGGTGAATCTCCTATATGCCCAATAGGTGAATAGTGAACGGCTTTGCATGTACATTCTTTCCAATAATTTTTTTCATTAATTTGATTTGGATTTAAATAATCTTGATCGGAATAATAATCATGTTTTTCTTTGCCATATGGACAGTTTGATGCGTGTTCAAACTTTTTGAAAACTTCATCGGCAAATGTGTCAATATCACACCATATAAATGATGCTTTTTCAAAACCACCAACTAATAAATTTAATGCGGGTTGAACTGGACCATCTATATATTTTGCACATTCCGTTGCATCTTTATTATAGATTTTAATTGACTTAGTTTGAGAATCCAAGTTATGTATAGACGCAGATCCCAACCAAGCTGCTTCTACTGGTGTAGATGTTCTAGTACTTAATTTATATATTATATCAGAATCATCAAAATTAAATCCAGCAACAGCACCAATCATTGTTTCTGATATTTTTAATTCAACTAAAGACACAGGTATTGAGTGGTCTTTTTTTACTGTTACTGGTATATTTTGTTCCGAAGTGAATGTTTTAATAGGCCAATAGATTTGATTTAGTCCAAGTTCTATTGGTATATCTGTTCTTTGAAATTTATATAAAAATGAAGATTCAACATTTCCAGATAATTTTTCAACATAAGATGGCAATATTTCATTTTTATTTGGATATTTTATTATTACATCTGCGCTAAAAGAATCATCTCCTGCATGTGAACCAGAATCGATCAATGTAGTTTGATTGATGTATATTGGATTTGAACTACTTTGAGGTAAAACTTCAGTATAATATTTTGTTATTAAATTTAATTTTTGATTATCTGGTAATAATGCAAAATTTCTATAATCAGTATCTTGAAAAGAATGTCCTGCCCAATTTAATCCTTTTGTTGTTAGTTGAAATCCAACATAAGGAAAAATGAATTCTCTCACTTCGCTTGGAGAAAAATTGACAACTGTGCATATATTGTTTGTTAACGTTCTTTCTCCTTGTAACCAAGCACCTTCAACTATTCCATTTTTATCTGTAAAAATTAAATCAGAATTGACGTAAGAATTTCCTCCGGTTGCACTGCTCGCAACAAAATTTGATTCATTTATCTGTATAGGTCGCAAATAATTATCAACACTTGCAACGTCTGTTACTTTGCTACCACTTGGCCAAACAAACCAATTGTTTCCTTCATCAAAATTTAAATTCAATACATAATCAGGTTGATTTAAATCTTTTAATCTTATTGCAGTTAAACCATATAAATTCTCACCTAAATATTTTTCAGATGCTGCAATTTGGTAATTAATTCTTTTAACATAATTCTCATATTCAACTTCCCCTAGTAATGATGGCAATATGTCACTTTCTTCAATTTCATTGATAGTTGTTAAATATGCTTGAAAAATTTTACTTAAAGGATTGTTAGCAACTCTTGGTACGAATCTAGAATTTAAAATTCCAAATATTTGTTCTTCTGTTAAATCGTTAAAGTATTCATCAGATAATAAATCATCAACATTTATGTAATTTGATATATCTACCTCTGGATCGGAATCGTGATATGTATTAGTATCATACAATTCTTCTATTTCTATATAAAAATTATTTTTAGTTGACGAAAGCTCTGGAAAAACAGTTTTTAAAGTAGATGATGGAATTTGTGTTATTTTATTTTCACCAGAAGTGAATGATCTTAATACATATTCATATAATAATGTTTCAACGCCGTCATTAGAACCTCCCAAATTATATTTTATTTTTGAGTTTTTAATCGATGTTCTTTTATTGTTTATGACTTTTGCAATTTCTTTTAACTTCTTAGCAAAATAAGGAATAGAATAAATTATATCTTCTTTGTTTGTGTAATCAATCGATTGTAAAAATCTGTCCTTTTCGTCTTTATTAAAAAGATAACTTAAATCTTTAATTAATTGTAGGTATTCTTCTTTAATTTTCTCTTTTGGATCAGTAAATGATTTATTATTAAGTAAATACCATTTTTTTAAATAATCCATGTACAATTTTTGTGGTTCTTCGGACAAAAAATTGTCTTGTACGGATAACCACTCTTTATACGAAAATGGATTTATTTTATCGGAAATCATTTATAATCTTTAATATTTATATCAAATGACTTTTTATGAAGCGATAAAATTTAAAGTAGAATTTTGAATACCTTGATCGTATAACAAATCAATAACATCATTTTTTTGTTTTACCGTAATTAATTGATTTTCCATTCCATCAAAAGCATTTAAAAAATTTTCAGGGACATAATTTTTTTCTTTTTCCAAAATTTCATCTATTATTGGTTTACAAAATAAAGCAAGATAAATTCTAGGATCATCGGCATATAATATATTGCTTGTATCGATCCTATAACTTGGATATTCGTTTAAAGGTTTTTTAAAAGAAACCGAATACGGTTTAATTATCATAAAACTGTATTCTTTATTGATTTCTTCTATAATATAAGTTATATCATCCATATTTATAATTACAATATTCTACCTTTAAAACCAGTTCCTACGTTTTCATACGTTCCAGTACCTAATCTTTCTATATAATATCCGGAAAGTCCTCCATCTCCACCTAGAGAACTGGTACCATCTGCTCCTTTATTTCCATTTTGTCCAAAAAGTCCTCCGTTTCCTCCAGTTCCGCACTGTGCTTGTCCTGTGAGGCCATTTGTTGGTAACAAATTATATCCTTCTCCAGATCCACCATTTCCACCACAATTATTGACTGTATATGAATAAGCAACACAGCAAGTAGCTATAGATCCTCCATCTTTGCATTCATATTCATCTTTCCAATAACCCGCACAAACAATACCAGGTACATAGCATCCACTTTGACCATCACAAGTAAAAGCATTTCCGCAACCATTATTACATCGGCAACACTGTTCTCCTGAAGCAATATACGTGTAACCACCGCCGCCGCCCCCACCACCGCCACCACCTTGGACAATGCCAGATCCGAGAGTTGTTACTGATACGTAACTTGGCGATTGTAATCGTATTGCCGTTCCTCCATCTCCCCCATCGCTTCCATCTGTAGCACCGCAACCTCTTGCTCCTATTGCGCCAGCATGTCCGGAAACCTTTCCGTTTACTATAATATATACTCTATCAAAATATCTAAAATTATTTGGAACTAAAATAGCAGGAGAACCGGTAGTTCCATATATTGTGTTATTTTCTGGTATAGTAATAAATGCTCTTAATTTTTTATTCGTATTAGTCCATTTAGAATTTGATGTTATAAAATTGTATAAATTTACATTTGATCTTGTAGTCAAATCTAAAATTACCGTATACCAACTGGAAAAACGATTAAGCATTTTATTTTATAAAATAAAAGTTAATAAAGATGAAGTAATCGGTTGAACGGATGTCGTAAATTCTACAGGTGCTGCAAATTCTTCTAATTCATTGCTATTTATTTTTAACTTTTTATTTAAATTGTTTTTAATAAACGTGTCTAAAGGTTCAACAACATCATTTTTTTCATTATCAATAAGTTTTTCCAATATTGGTTTTGATATTTTTCCTAATGTTTTTAAAAGATCCTCGTCTTGTATGCAATTTTTTAAATCAAAACTATACGATTCATAATGATCTATAGTTTTTTTTAAACCATCTATATAAGGTTTAAAAATTATAGATTTATTAATTTCATCATAACTTTCTATTATTATTTGAATTTCGTTATTAATATCATTCATATTATTTTATTTATTGCAATCTTCCTAAAAAAGAACCAGATCCTGATAAAATATAATTTGCACCATTTTGTCTTACTATATAATATCCACCTAAACCACCAGTTCCTCCGGTTCCTTGTGTAGTATTCAATCCATTAGATCCAGATGCTCCATAACCACCACCATTTCCTCCATTTGCTGCACTCAATGTTCCGGTTCCTCCCGCTCCAGCAGCATTCAAACTTCTTCCTGCGCCTCCAGTACCGCCAACACCATAAAATTTGTTTAAAACGTAACATACGCAATAAGATCCACCTAATCCAGTTTGTGTTGGATCGCAGCAAGGTGGATTACAAAAACCAGTGCAACTTCCAACTCCACAAGAACATGTATAGTTGTTAGTATCTCCCCAATAATTTGGTCCACCATACGCTGAAGTTAAAAGATTAACAGGACAATCGTCACAATTACTTGCATTACAACAACTTTTTACTTGTGCCCCTTGTGTTGTATAATAGTAACCTGCTCCTCCACCGCCTCCTCCACCGCCTCCGGATATAAGTCCATTGTTTTCTAAAAATATATTATTTTGTATTAACAAAGCAGTTCCACCAACTCCTCCTGCTGATCCGTTTGGTGATGTTTTACCTCTACCACCCGTACCTCCAACGCCAGCTGCACCAACTATAGTTCCATTATTTATAATTGTTATTCTGTCATAATATCTAAATTGATTTGGTATTGTTATTGCTGGTGTTGATGTGGATGTAGAATAAATTGTGTTGTTTTCCGGTATTGTAATGAGTGCTCTTAATTTTTTACTAGTGTTTGTCCATTGCGAATTTGATGTAATTAAATTGTAAACATTAACATTTGTTCTTGTTGTTAAGTTTATTATTACAGTATACCAACTGGAAAAACGATTAAGCATTTTATGGTATTAAATCACCAAACAAATACCATGTATTGTTACCAGTACAAATAGCTCCTGCTATAGAATTCTGAAAACCTAATTTCACAAAAGTAGAATCTGGTGCGCTTTTAACTGTTGCACCAGCACCAGCAGCAAAATTTACTGCACCTGTATTTGCTCTTATGACACTTATATCAGTACCAGAATTTATATTTGCTGGTAGTGTAACTATTATTGTACTTGTAGAGTTTGCTAAAAAAACTTTATTATGATCTTTATTAGTAATTGAAAAACTAGCAGTTTTTAAAACTGGAGATTGTGCAGTTTCTGTTGTTGAATTTAATAAAGATTGAAAAGTCCAACGTCTTTCGCCGTCTGCGGATGCGACAGAATAACCAACAATATGGTCATTTGGACTTATGGTTGTTGCTGTTTGAAATTCATTTAATTTTACTGACATATATATTATTTATCATTGAAATGGATACAAATCTTGAGAATCAAATGTTTGTATTTGATCATCCTCGAATGTTATAATTCCTTTTGTTGGTGATGGAGTAGGTGTTGGCGTTGGTGTTGTCGATGCTGTCGGTGTTGGTGTAGGTGTTGGAGATGCTGTCGGTTTAGGTGTTGCTGTTGGTGTGAGAGTTTGATTCGGTGTTGGTACAGGTGTTGATGTTGGTGTCGGGAATGGTGTCGGGAATGGTGTCGGGAATGGTGTCTCAGCAGGTGTTGGCGATGGTGTTGGTGTATTTGTAGGAAGCGGAGTACGCACCGGAGTTCCTGTTGGAAACGGTGTAGGTTCAGGTGTTGGTATCGGTGTTGATGTTGGTGTTGGCTGAGATGTTGGTATTGGTGTTCTTGTTGGGAATGGTGTAGGCTCAGGTGTTGGTATCGGTGTTGATGTTGGTGATGGTGATGGTGTTGGAAATGGTGTCTGTGTTGGTAATGGAGTAGGAGTAACTGTTGGTGTCTGTGTTGGTGTTGGTATTTGTATTTTAAT